TCAAGCCGCAGGAGATCGGACTCAAAGGCGGCGAGTACATCGCGGACCTCGTGGCAGTGTTCCACGAAGTCAAGCGGGTGCTTCGCGACGACGGCACGCTGTGGCTGAATCTCGGTGACGTCTACGAGAACGGCGAACTGCTCGGCCTCCCGTGGATGGTCGCCCGCTCGCTCCAGTCAGACGGCTGGATGCTTCGCCAGGACATCGTGTGGGCCAAGCCCTCCCCGATGCCCGAGAGCGTCTCTGACCGCTGCACGCGGGCCCACGAGTACGTGTTCATGTTCACCAAGTCTCGCGACTACTTCTACGACGCCGAGGCGATCAAGGAAGAGTCCGACTCGTCGCCGACTGGCAAGAACCGCCGCAGCGTCTGGCGGATCGCTTCGACGCCGTACGCCGGGGCTCACTTCGCCACGATGCCGACGGCCCTGGCGGAACTCTGCATCCAGGCTGGAACGAGCGAGTACGGAGCCTGCTCGGCCTGCGGGGCTCCGCACGAGCGTCAGATCGAGAAGCGGAAGATCGCCCGCAAGCGGCCCAACCAGTACGTGAAGCGAACGGGCGAGAGGGGCACGGGAAACTCGTGTGCCAACACGGTGGCCGGCGTCGAGACCAAGACCATCGGCTGGAGCCCGGCGTGTCAGTGCAATGCGTCCGTCTCTCCGTGTGTCGTGCTGGACCCGTTCGCCGGAAGCGGCACGACGCTGGCCGTCGCCAAGGCTCTAGGCCGCGACGGCATGGGCATCGAACTCAACGCTGAGTACGTGGAGTTGGCGAGGAAGAGGGTCTCCCAGGTTGGCGCATAGAAGGAGAAGAAGCATGGCAACCGCTCCATTCAAGAGAAACGCAGAAGGCTCAAAGGTCGGGCTGGTGTACGAACTCATCGACCCAAGGAATGGGCAGTGCCGCTACGTTGGATGCACGACGCGGGTTGAGGATCGCAAAAAGTACCACACCACTCTCGGGTGGGCGTTCGGAACAAATGTCGAATACGACCGCTGGAGGCAGGAACTCTACGAGTGCCGACTGGTTCCAGTGTTCAAAGTCATCGAAGAAGACGTCGCAATGCTGGAACTGCGAGAGCGAGAGCAGTTCTGGTGCAGAGCCAGAGCAGAAGGCGGGTGTCGCCTCGTAAATAAGCCAGCCGGAAAGATCACGAGAAGCGACCTATTTCCAGCCAGCGACGCAATGCTGTGCTGCGACTTTGCAGAAGAGATACTGGCAGTTATTGCTTTGATCAAAGAGCGATGCGATACGAATCGGATTCCTACGCGAGCAAGTAAGCAACTTCTTGCGATGATGAGAGCGGCCGAATCTTTCAAGATCGCGATGGGTAAATGAACCCCACCATCACTCTCACGCCCTGGGAATACGAGCGAGCCTTCGCCGTAGGCATCGGCCGCTTCACGGCTAACTGGGGCGTCGGCGACGCGGACTACTACGACCGCAGTCTCATGGAAGAAGACCGCAACGCCCAGCCTGCCGCGGCGATCTGCGAACTTGCCGTTGCTAAATACACCGGCAAGTACTGGCACGCTGGTATCTGGGCTCGACGCGATCACGCCAAGTACAAGCACCTGGCTGACGTTGGCGACGACATCGAGGTCCGGAGAGTCCGGACGCGAAATGCGGTCAAGGTCCGATGCAAGGACGCTGGAAAAATCGTGTGGGCCGCCAGGACGGCTGATCCCGAGTACAGAACGGTCGAGATTCTCGGATTCATCTCAGCCGAAGAGGTCATCAAGTCTCTCGTCGGCACGTATCAGTCAGAGAAGTACGTGGAACTCGAATCGCTGCATCGGCCGTGGGTGATTGCATGAGCATCTCATGGACTACAGCGTCCGTGCAGGTCCCGGCAGAAAAGGCAGTCGTGGTCGTCTCACAGCGATTGCGAGAAGGCGGCAGCCGTGTGTTTGCAGGCTGGATCGAAGACGGCACTTGGTACATGTTCCTTCCAAACCCGTCCCCAGCCATGCCCGGCGAAGACGGGTTCGTGGCCGAGATGGGCGACGTCCACGGCGACGACCGCTGGACTCCTCTATCGGAAGACGCTGCTCGATACGACGAGATCGTCGAGGCCCTGTCAGAGATCAATCCAGACGCCCTCCTCGCCGACGGCTTCGAGCGGGCCCTGATCGGGCACACGAGCAACCATCACCGCCCGCACGTCGCCGTGTACAGCGTGAAGAAGTGCATCGCGATCCTCGTCAGGCGTGACGGCATGACCGAGGACGAGGCTGAAGAGTTCTTCTCGCTCAATACGCTCGGGGCGTATGTGGGAGAGAACGGACCTCTATTTATCTGAAACGGAGTGTAAGCAATGAGAAACCAACCGCCTTGGCTGTCCGTCGGGTTTGAGTATTACAAGAAACACGAGTCGCTTGGGGGGGCTTTCAACTGGAACGCAGCCTCGATACACAACGCAGACGGCGACGATGTCCCGATCAACGCGAGCGGCGATGGCTGTCAAGTTCAACGCCATGAAGACATCAAGAGTTTCTCGACTTTGACGGGAAACCTTGAGCATGAAATGGCAGATTGGATTCGCAAGGCTGACTTTGTATTTTGCTGCTTTGCGTGGCTGACAAACCGCAATGTTCTTGACGCCCTTGCTGGCCTCGAAAAAGGGTGCCAAGTCATTGTCCAAAAAGAAGACTTTCTGCGACCGGACAGCGGCCATTCGCCACAGTCGAACGCAGAACTTCGCGCTGCGTACGGTCGACTGCGATGCGGAGTATATCGACACAGTCTCCCTTCAATTGCAAGCAGTCTGTCAACATCATGGGACGACGCAGTGGACGCTGTTCGCTGTGCGGGGCTCTCAATCGCAAGTCGCAAGGTGGCGGTGCCTCGAATGCACCACAAGTTTGCCGTAGCCTGCAAGTGCCACTTCGACGATCGGTCGATGTCGCACTGCTTTGAGCCGTACTCCGTATGGACCGGATCGTTCAACCCGACCTCCAACGGAACTCGCAGTAGAGAAAATGCCGTAATTATCGAGTCAGAGTCTACTGCAAACTTCTACCTAAAAGAGTGGGCGAAGATGTTTGCGATGAGCGAACCGCTTGACTGGTATCACGAGTGGTGTGCGCCTCAATACAGGATTGGAACGTAAAAAGCGTCGCATCGTCATTCGCGGAGGGGAACCCGCGAGGACTGATTCGTGCCCTGGATCGTCTACGAGACCATCAACAAGGTCAACGGCAAGAAGTACATCGGCGTCCACCGTCAGAGTGGAACTGAGTTCGACGGATACTTAGGCAGCGGCGCGATTCTTGAGGCCGCAGTTGCCAAGCACGGCCGAGATGCGTTCGAGAGACGCACGCTCTTTGTTTTCAGGACTGCCGAGAAGGCCTACGCCAAAGAGAAGGAACTCGTGTCGGAGTTGTGGGTCTCTTCTACGGCGACCTACAACATCAAGCACGGCGGGCTTGGCGGAACTGGCTATCGCCAAAGCGAAGAGTCTCGCCAGAAGATCAGAGAATACCGCACAGGGCAGCCTCACTCTGAGCAGACCAGGGAGAAGATTCGGCAAGCCAGGACTGGCAAGCCTCTTTCGTTAAGTGCGAGAGAGAAGTTACGGCAGACAATGCTCGGCAGGACTCATTCTCCTGAAATCCGAGAAAAGATCAGCAAAGGGGTGGCTCGCGCCTGGGAGGCTAAAAGAAATGCCCCTTGAGACTGCGATCACCAAGTCTATCGTCAAGTCTGCCAAGTCTCATGGCTGGTGGACGTTCAAGATCGCCGGTGGCGCGTTTCAGCGAGCCGGCATCCCAGACTTGCTCTGCGTCAAGGCTGGCCGGGCCGTGTTTCTTGAGGTCAAACAGCCCGGCAAGAAGCCGACGCCGCTCCAGCAGCACGTCATGCAAGAGATTCGTGAACAAGCCGGCGCCGTTGCCGAGGTCGTCACGAGTAAAGAAGAAGCCCAGAAGGTTCTCGACTCAGTATGGGAAGCATAACTTCGAGAAAAAACTGGCCGCCAGAGCCAGAAAAGCCGTCTCGGAAGCCGGTCTACGAGTTGGTTCTCGTCGACGGAGTCTGGCGGAAAGTCATTAGACCAAAAGGAAGGCAGCATGATCGCCGCCAGAAGGCCGGAAGAGCGTGAAGTGTATCAAGAGTTGCTGGCGGTCAACCCAAAAGCCCTCGTTGCCAAGGGTCTTTCGGAAGCCTACATCGGCCATTCGTCTGGAGTCAGGCCAGT